GGTATTGCATGTAGATCTGGAACAGCATTACTTACTGTATCTGACGCACCTGAATGGACAACTGCAGCAGGAAGTTTAGGAACAGTGGCAGCTCAAGGAACTATTAATTTTACAGTAGCGGCTACCAATGCAACAAGTTTTGCTGTACAATCTGGATCACTTCCAGGAGGTGCAAGTTTAAATACAAGTACAGGTGCAATCACTGGTACTGAGTCAGGGTCAACGCAAACAACAACGTATACATTTACTATACGAGCTACTGATGCGCAGGCCCAAACAGCGGACCGTCAGTTTACAATAACAGTATCTCACGGTGCAAGCGGAGGAGGACAATTTAACTAATGGCTAGTACATATATAGGACGAACACAAGGAACACCAACTAATTCTAAAAAATGGACAATTAGTTATTGGGCTAAGTACAATGTAACTAACGGTGATTGGTATCCTACATTTGGTTGTGATTATGATATAGGTGACAGTTACTTCGGTATAGGTTCTGGCGGACTAGGTAGAAATGAAATTGGTTTTTTAGAATACCATACAAGTGCAACAAACTATGGACAAGGATATTCAGATTTTTCTTTAAGAGACGCTTCAGCCTGGTATCATATTGTGTTTGCATATGACAGCACACAAGGAACTGCAGCAGATAGAGGTAAAACTTATATCAATGGAGTTCAAGCAACTAATACTTATTCTACTAATATTCCTCAAGACCACGACAGTAGATTTAATATGTCTGGATCTGCAATAAGTATTGGTAGAAGAATGAGAGGTCCTCAATATATGGATGGAGTGTTATCACACTTTCACTTTGTAGATGGCACAGCTTATGATCCAACACCATTTGGTGAAACAGACAGCACAACTGGAGAATGGAAAATTAAAACTGATGTCACTGGAGTCAATTATGGTAATAATGGTTTTTTTGTTTTAAAAGATGGTAATTCTTTAACTGATGAATCACCAAACACTAATAATTTTACTCTTGGTAATGGTACACTTACAAAAACAGAAGATAATCCAAGCAATGTTTTTGCTGTTTGTACTAAAGAACCTATTAGAACAGTAAGTGGTACACAAGTTCAACCTGTTTTGAGTAATGGTAGAACAACTTGGGATGCAACAGGTGTTCAAGCAGGTGCAAGTGTTACTTTAAGTAGTTTAGGTGCAAAAACAGGTAAATATTATATGGAAGCAAAAGTTGGTGGTAGTTATGCAGGTCATTCAAGAATTGGTGTAGGTACATTTGATGGTTATAATGGAACAACTTTTTTTAATCAAACATCATCAAATTATGTTGCTTACACAGCTAATGGTGAAAAACATATAGCAGGTTCAACATCAAGTTATGGTGCTAGTTATTCAGCAGGAGATATAATTTCTGTTGCTTTAGATTGCGATAATAACACAGTAACTTTTTATAAAAATGGCGCAAGTCAAGGTGCTGTAAATATTACCAATGATGATAATTATAAACATTTTTCATTAGGTGGTTATGATAATGCTGGAAATATCACTAATTGGATATGTAACTTCGGTAATGGTTACTTTGGAACAACAGCAGTATCTAGTGCAGGAACTAACGCAAGTGGCATAGGAATATTTGAATATGATGTTCCAACAGGTTATACTGCGTTATGTACAAAGGGGTTAAACGAATAATATGGCATATACTACAATTAATAAATCTACAGATCATTTTAATACTAAACTTTATACAGGTAATGGTTCAGCAGGTAATGCAATAACAGGTGTAGGTTTTCAACCAGATTTTTTATGGATTAAAAATAGAAGTCAAGCTGATTGGCATCAACTATTTAATTCTGTAAGAGGTGCAAGTAATGTTTTATATTCTAATGAGACTTCAGGAGAAAGTTCTGCTTCAACTTCTTTTGCTTCTTTTGATAGTGATGGTTTCACTGTTAATGCAAATGATGGAACAAATGGTAATGGAGAGAATTTAGTTGCATGGAACTGGAAAGCAGGAGGAACTGCACCAGAGATAACATATGCAGTAAAAGTTGTTTCAGATTCTGGTAATAAATTTAGATTTGATGATTTTGGTTCAAGTGCTGTCACATTAGATTTACAAGAAGGTGGTGTATATACATTTGACCAATCTGACAGTTCAAATTCTGGTCATCCTTTAAGATTTTCTACAACTTCGGACGGAACACACGGCGGGGGAAGTGCCTATACGACAGGCGTTGTAGTATCAGGAACTCCAGGTAGTTCAGGAGCAAAAACTGTAATTACTGTTGCAGGTTCAGCTCCAACTCTTTATTATTATTGTGCAAACCATTCTGGTATGGGTGGACAAGCAAACACAAATTCAACATTTGGCTCATCAAATTTTGCAGGAAGCATTCAATCGACTGTATCTGCTAATACAATAGCAGGTGTCAGCGTTGTTAAATGGGATGGAAATGGTGTAGCTGGTGCATCTATTGGTCATGGTTTGGGTGATGTTGCAAAAATGATTATAGTAAAAAGAATTAATACTGGTGGAAATAATTGGACAGTTTATCATGCTTCACTAGGTAATACACATAGACTAGAATTAAATACTACTACAGCATCTACATCTGATGCAGGTGCTTGGAATAATCAAACACCAACCTCAACTGTATTTTACACAGGTAATAATTTAACAGTAGGAAATAATGGTTCTACTTATATTGCTTACTGTTTTACAGAAAAAACTGGATTTAGCAAAATTAGTTCTTATGCAGGAAATCAAGATGCAAATGGAACATTTGTTTTTACGGGTTTTAAACCTGCGTTTGTTTTAAGTAAAGACTCAACTGGTGCAGGTGAAAACTGGTTTATACATGATGATAAAAGAGACACATATAATCCTGTAGATACTTACCTAAGACCAAATTTATCTAATGCAGAAGGAACTGCAAGTCACTATGATTTTTTATCTAATGGTTTTAAAAATAGGTACGCAGGTGGTTCATTAAATAGCTCTGGTAGAACATATATATATTATGCAATTGGGCAAGCATTTGTTGGCTCTAACAATATAGTTGTTACTGCGAGGTAAACCGTGTTAGGTATTACCGCTCTCTCACAATCTCCAATAGCTTCATTAGGAGGAACTAATGTTAACGTAGCTGTTACGGGTTCTCAGCTTACGGGTGGTTTGGGTTCTTCAACTGTAACTGCAAGTGCAAATATAAATGTTACAGGTATTCAATTATCAGCTAATATTGGTTCTGTTACTGCAGCATTAAATACACCTGTAAATGTAACAGGTTCACAAATTACAATGTCTTTAGGAGAAGAAACTCCTGTAGGTAATGCAACAGTTTCTGTAACAGGTTCACAACTAGGTTTCACAATTGGAACATTTTCTATTAATGCAGATGGTAATGTAAGTGTAGTTGTAACTGAACATGATCTTACATTCACAGCTGGAAGCATATCACAAATAACAGGTGATGCTAATATAAGTGTGACTGGTATACAAGGCACTTTAGGATTAGGAGAAGAAATTATTGATGTTAATACTCCTGTAGATGTATCAGGATCTTCAGCATCTATGTCAGTGGGAAGTGTTACTGCAGTTCCTGGCGTTGATGTAGCAGTTAATGGTATACAAATAACAGGATCTATAAATGGCCCTTTAATCACTGCTTGGTCAAATGTAGATCCAAATGTAACTAATACTTGGACAGAGGTAAGTAAAGGTGTTTCTAACACTTGGACTGAGGTTGATATAGCAGCATAGAGAGGATATAATACCCACATGGCTTCAACATTCTCAAGTGATCTTAAACTAGAACTTATGGCTACTGGTGAAAATGCTGGTACATGGGGAACTAAAACCAATACAAATTTAAATTTAATTCAACAAGCTATTGCTGGTTTTGAGCAAATAACATTATCTTCTGGTGGTACCACTGCATTAGTAATGAGTAATGCAGCTATTTCAACCGCAAGAAATATGATAATAAAATTTGCAACTATTACTGCTGGATCAAATACAATTTGCACGATACCAGATAGCATAGAAAAGTTTTATATATTTGATTGTACATTAGTTACAAATCCAACAAACCTTACAATCAAAACTGCAAGTGGTACAGGTTTCAATCCAGATGCACAGAAAATTTATGCTGCGTATTCTGATGGCACAAATTTAAAAGAAGTTTCTCTAGATACATTAGGAGGCACTATAGGCACAGCACAAATAGCTGATGATGCGGTTAACAACGACAAAATTGCAGATGATGCAGTGCAGTCCGCACAACTTGCAGACAACGCTGTTTTAACAGTTAATATTTCAAACGCAAACGTGACTACAGCCAAAATAGCAAATGATGCAGTTACGGCAGCCAAACTAGAAAGAAAATTTACAATAAGTACATCTAATCCATCAGGGGGAAATGATGGTGATCTTTGGTTCAAATATACAACGTAGGAATTTAGATGGCTAATACTTTTGGAAAAGTTTCAGGAACTTTTGAAGAAATTGATGAAATATATGCAAAAGTTTCAGGAAACTGGAAAGAAGTTGATGAAGCCTATGGTAAAGTTTCTGGAGTATGGAAATTAGTTTTTAGTGCTTTTGAAGCTACGTCTTTTGCAACAGAATCATCTGGTTCTGGCACTATAAGTGTTCCTGCTCAAGCAAATGCAATTCACATTCAAGCGGCAGTTGGAGGTGGAGGTGGTGGAGTTACTGGAGCCGACTACGATAAAGCAGGTGGTGAATCAGCAGGAGCTGGAGGAGGATCAGGTGCTTTTATATCAGATAAAATTTTTTCTGTTACAGGTGGTGAAACATTAACTTTTGCAATAGGCTCTGCAGGAAATCCTGGTAACAGTGGATCAACTTTTACAGGTGGTGGTGGAGGTTCTTCTGGAGGCACTACTACACTATCTGGATCAACTAGTGGATCACTTTTTTCTCTTACTGGAGGAGGGGCAGCTTCTTACAGTGGAGGGGGTGTTCAAGGACCATTAAGAACTAATACTGCTGGAACTGCGGGAAGTGCAACAATTAGTGGTACGGCAATTACTTCAGGAAACTTCAGAGACACTGATGGGACATCTAAAGCAGTAACTACAAATACTTCAGGACCTGATGGAACTTTTAACTCATCTGGTAATGGTGCGGTCGGAGGTAATAACGGAAATTGTGGAGGAGATAACTGTAGAATAGGTGGATCTACAGGTGCAGCTTCGTTCGATGGTAATATTTCAGGTGGATCAGGAGGTTCATCTTCAGGAGCTGGTACTAATGGAACTGCAGGTACTCGAGGTTCAGGAGGTGGAGGAGGAGCTGCTCAGGTAAATGGAGGAAACACAGATGGTGCAGCTGGTGGAAGCGGTGAAATTAAATATAGATTTTTAAAAGTAAATTAGTATATTGCCTTATGGCAAACTTATCTAAATGGTTTGGTTATCCCATATATATAACTAAATTAAAAAACTTTGAAAATATAAATAAAAAAATTGTACCTATAATACTTAAAAATATTACTCCGACCAATTCTCAATACTCACGAACCACGGATGTAAAACCAAAAGAATTGCAATCTATTGATGATAACTTACATAAAGATAAAAGATTTAAACAATTATACACTGAATTATCTAAAGTGATAAAAGGTTGTTTATCCGCACAAAAATATAATTTAAATTTATTTGAAATTTATATAACAAAATCTTGGGCAACCCTATCAATCAAAGAACAATTTATTTCTTATCATAAACATATGAGTAGTCATTTTAGTTTTGTGTATTATCCACAAGCTCATGAACAAGGTAATTTATTTTTTCTTGATGATGATGCGCATAAAGTTGGATTAACTATTCCAAAAAGAGATCCATACTTTACAGAGTGGAATCAAGACAATTATGGTAAGGCTGAATACCCTGCACAGACAGGTAATGTTATTATATTTCCTTCTATGATGTTTCATGAGACAGGAAAAAATTTAATTGATGCTCCTCGTATATCTATATCTGGAGATATTATGTTAACTATGAAAAAAGGTATAAAATCAGAACATAACATACCTTCTCCGTCTACTTGGAAGAAGCTTTAAAATGGTGTAAAATGCAGTATGCCTTTAACAAATGTACAAATAAGACCAGGTTTAAATAAATCTGACACTCCGTCTGGAGCAGAGGGTCAATGGATAGATAGTGATTTTGTAAGGTTTAGATATGGACAACCTGAAAAAATTGGTGGATTTCAAGCTATTGGTCAAAAAACAATTTCAGGTCCCGCAAGAGCACAACATTGTTGGAATGATTTAGAAGGTAGAAAATATTCTGCTTTGGGTACCTCAAAAGCATTATATATTTATCATGAAGATGCATTTTATGATATCACTCCTCTAAGAACAGCAATAACAGGTGCTACATTCACGTCCACTTCAAGTTCAAGCACTGTAACTGTAAATAAAACTTCGCATGCATTAACTGTTGGAGAGTATGTTACATTTACAGCTGTTACTATCCCAGGTTCATCTTCATTTGTAGATACTGATTTTACAAGTTTTACTTTTGAAATATTAACTACAGCTACAAATTCATTTACAATAACAATGCAAACAACTGAAACAGGAACTCCAATGTCAGGAACGGGATCTGCTAGTATTAACCCTTATGAAGAAATAGGTCCAACAATTCAAACATATGGTTTTGGTTGGGGTACAAGCACATGGGGCACAGTAGCCTATGGCCAAGGGAGCACATCGACACAAGTTATATTAGATCCTGGATCTTGGTCATTAGATAATTTTGGACAACAGTTAATAGCTACAGTTAAAGATGGTAAAACTTTTGTGTGGAATGCTGGAGCAGCAAATCCACTTACTAATAGAGCAACAATAATGACCAACGCACCAACATCATCGAGATTAACAATTGTGTCTGATAGGGATAGGCATGTAGTTCATTTTGGAACAGAAACAACTATTGGTAATTCAACAACACAAGATCCTATGTTTATTAGATTTAGTGATCAAGAAAATTTTAGTGATTATGTACCAACCTCAACAAACACTGCAGGAACATTTAGATTAGATACTGGTAACAAAATTGTAGCCGCTGTTTCTGGTAAAGATTATAATTTAATATTAACTGATACTGCAGCTTATGTAATGCAGTTTGTTGGTCCTCCATTTACATTTTCAATAAGGCAAGTAGGTTCAAACTGTGGATGCATTGGACAACATGCTGTTGTATATGCAGATGGTCAAGTATTTTGGATGGGAACTGGTGGTGGTTTTTTTAAGTATGATGGTACAGTAAAATTGTTACCTGCACTTGTTGAAGACTTTGTTTTTACTACAACTGGAGACAATGTAGGAATTAACTATTCTTCAAATGAAATAGTTTATGCATCACATAATTCTTTATTTAATGAAATAGTTTGGTTTTACCCAGCAGGCACTCCATTAGGAAATCCTGCTACACAAAACAATAGAAGTGTTGTTTATAACTATGTTGAAAATGTTTGGTCAATTATGACTCTTGCTCGAAGCACTTACCATGATGCATCTACATATGATCTTCCATACGCTACAGAATATAATGTAACAGACACTCCTAATTTTACAAATTTAAGTGGTGCAACAAATACTTTTGGTGCAACTAAATATTTTTCTCAAGAAACAGGTACAAATAAAATTGATTTAAATGGTGTTGAAACTGCAATACCAGCATTTATACAATCTGGTGATTTTGATATTCCTACTGAAGGTGATGGTCAATTTTTAATGAGAATAAGTAGATTTTTACCAGATTTTAAAAATTTACAAGGTAACGCAGTTATAACTATTGGATTGAAAGACTTTCCAATTGATACAAATGTATCATCACAATTAGGTCCGTTTACAATAAATTCATCAACACAAAAAATTGATACAAGAGCAAGAGGGCGTTTGGCAAATATTAAAATTGAAAACACAGCTGTTAATGAAACTTGGAGATTTGGTACCTTTAGGGCAGATGTAAATATAGATGGAAGAAGATAATGGCAAAAATAAACGTATATGTACCTGAACCTCCAAAAGAATATACTGAAGAGGGTTTTAGGCAAATTAACCAAGCAATAGCAACAGTGGAGAACCAATTAAATACATCATATCAAACAGACTTGAAAAATGAACAAGATGCGTTTAATTACTTTCTATCATGACAATTAGATATAAAAATCAAGGATTCAAACAAGCCGACACAAACTTAAATACAATTTTAACTTGTCCTTTAGATGCTACTTTAATTGTTAAAAGTATTTATTGTTCAAACAATGATGCTTCTTCTGCTATACAAGTGAATGCAAGTTTAGTAGATACTTCAGATTCAAGCACTGAGTATGAATTTTTTAGAGATGATGTAGCTGCCAAATCACAAGTCAATGCGTCACCACAAGGTATAAATCTAGAAGCTGGTGATTTAATTAAACTTCAAGCGGCAACAGGTAGTAATAAAATACAAGGTGTTATATCTTATGCATTAATAGATAGATCTCAAGAAAATGGCTAGGCAAAAATTTGTACATTACGTCCCTAGACCAAAACCAAAAAAACGTCCAAGAAGACATAAAAAAAGACTTAACAAAAATGAAAAAAGAAGTTATAAGAAATATCATAAACAAGGCAGACCACAATGACAAATAATATAAAAAAAATTCCTGCAGAGGCTAAAGAAATTATTAGACATAAAAGAACTTTAAAGGTTTATGCTAATAAAGCTGAGTTTGATGCTGATGTTGCTGATCCTAACACAGACACCACTGAGGACGATTTTAGACAAGACCTCGAAATCAAAGTTACTAGAGTTTCTATGGGAGCTGCTACAAAGGAATAATGGAACCCAGAGGCGCAACTGAAATACAATACGAGTTGTTAGAAAAACATGTACCTAAAGAGTTATTAGATAACTTTCAAATTTGTACCTCAATACCGGGAAAGGTACCCTTAGATAAAAATAAAATAAATATTCTTTGGCAAAAAAATTCTTGGGATCAACCTAATTTGCAAAAGTTTTTTAAAGATAAAGACCGTTTTATAGAATATGATTGGTACGTATTTAACTCTCATTGGAACTACGAAAAATTTAGATATTTTTTTAATATTCCAGAAAATAAATCAGTAGTTATTAAAAACGGAACAGACCACTTTCCAAAAAGAAAGATTTACAAACAAGGAGATCCAATAAAAATTATTCATCACTGTACCCCTTGGAGAGGTTTAAATGTTTTACTCTTAGCAATGCAATTAATTAAAAGTAAAAATGTTACTCTTGATGTTTATAGTTCTTGCAAAATTTATGGTAGTGAATTTGAAACAAAAATGGAAAACGAGTTTAAAGGTTTGTATGATCAAGCAAAAAAATTAGATAATGTAAATTATATTGGTTATAAACCAAATGAGTATATTTTAGAACACATAACAGACTATGACTTATTTGTATATCCATCTATATTTGAAGAAACATTTTGTGCATCTGCATTAGAAGCTCTTGCAAGTGGTTTACATGTAATTACTACAAACTTCGGTGCATTACCAGAAACTTGCGCTGAGTGGCCAATATATGTAAATTATACACCAGATCCAAAAATGCTTGCTGATGCAACTGCTCAAGCTATAGATGTTGCATCTGGATATCTTCATAAAGATGTTATACAAACACATCTTGATGAACAACAAAAATTTTACAAACGATTTTACAATTGGCACAAAAAAGGTATGGAGTGGACTAATTTTTTAAAAGGAGCTCTTAGTGTCAAACAATAAATATATAAATAAAGATACATATCAAACAGTACAAGATGTATCAGTAGAAGCTCAATCTGATTTTGTCAAAGCTACAACTCCTCTTTGGGCAAATAAAAAAGAAGACGATTTAGAAATATTTGTAGCTACACCCGTTCATAGTGAATGTTCAATACATTACACACAAGCATTATTAGAATTTCAACAGGCATGTTTTAAAGAAAAAATAAAAGTAAGTTTTCATCTTATTAAATCATCTTTAGTTACTCAAGGAAGAAATTTATGTGTAGCTGGTTTTTTAGAATCTAAAGCAACACACTTATTATTTATTGATTCAGATATTTATTTTCAATCAAAATCTATTTTAACTTTAATTAAAAAAGATAAAGATATTATATCGGTGCCATATCCTTTAAAAACTTTAATGTGGGATAAGGTGTATGATAAAATGAAAGAAGGTAAAATAAAATCGCCTGATGATATAAGAAAAGCTACTCACACGTATCCTATGAAAGTTCCAAAATATAAAGATATTATAGTTAAGGATGGGGTAATAGAAGTAACCGATTCTCCAACGGGATGTATGTTAATCAAGAGACATGTAATAGATAAAATGATTAAAGCTTATCCTGATAAAAAAATAGTTCAAAAAACAGTTATAAATGGAGAGTATATAGATAAACCACATATGTGGAATTTTTTTGATACTTTACATGATCCTAAAGAGAAGACCTTTTTAGGAGAGGATTTTGCATTTTGTCAATTATGGAGAAACCTTGGGGGTAAATGTTATGCCTATGTTAATGACTCCATAGTGCATGTAGGAGAGCATCAATACCAAGGTAGATTTTACGATGAGTTGATAGTGACTAAGTAATTTGATAATATATGCTATTATTAGGAAAATAGTATATGGATCCATTTACATTAGCATTAGCCACATTTGGTGTACAAAAACTTAGAGGTAAATCAACTAGAACAGCTTTAAAAAGCGCTGCCATTGTAGGTAGTGGAGCATTTGGTTTTCAAAAATTAGCCGCAGCTGGATCAATACCGGGAGTAACAGCTGGACAAGGTATTGGTAAAATAGGATCAGGTAATGCCTTCAGTGGGCTAAAATCTCTACTAGGACAAAGAGCTATACCTGCACAAGAAGTTGTTAAAGATTCTACAGGAAAAGTAATTCAAGAAGCTACTAAAGAACAAGTTGGAAAAGGTTTACTTGGAATGGATACAGGAACAAAACTTATAACTGCATCCACATTACTTCCACTTCTAGGAGAAGATGAGGAATCTAAACCACAATTTACAGAAGAAGATTATAAAAAAGCATATAAGGAACAATCACAAAAATTAGAAGGTGCATTTAAACCTGTAGATGCGAATGTGGCAAGACCCACAATAGCCGAAGTAACTGGCTCTAATATGTTTTATGCTAATCAAGGTGGATTAGCTAATATGTTACCAAAATATAATCAGGGTGGTGTAAATTATTTACCATCTAAAGTAGATCATGATGAAAACGATGTAAATAATTATGTAAGAGCCGAAGGTTATGTTGAAGATGGAGCTGGAGTTGGAGATAAAGATGAAGATACAATGCTAGCCCAATTAGCTGATGGTGAGTTTGTATCAAGAGCTGATGCTGTTTTAGGAGCTGGAATATTATCAGGTGCAGATCCAAAAAACTTTAAAGGTATGAGAAAAGCTGGAGCAGATTTTTTTTATAATCAACAAAAACAATTTAAAAGAATTTACGATATAACAAATGCAAGCAAACAAAATTAAAATAAAAAAAGGTGTAGAAGTCCTTGAGATCTACCCAGAAACATTAGACACTTATTGGGACTTATGTGATTTTATGCTTA